AAATCTGTTACAGGCACTAGGTTATCTTCATAGCCATATTCATAAGCTAAATCCCACCAATAACCCTCATAATCTTCTATTGCAGGGTGTCCATATACAGGGTGTCCTTTAACAGTAAAGCCTGTTGTAAAGTCAATAAACCAAAAGTGTTTTCTGTATCTTATGTCAAGTTCTGCAAACTCTAAATCTCTACTTTCTTTGTTAGTGTATTTGCCTTTAACTACATACTTATCATTTGACCATTTAAGCCACACTTCAGCATCTTTAAACTCGTTATTTCTGTTTCTAACATCTGAATACTTAAATAGATATTCCCAACCATTTACTGCACCTATTACTGCTTTATCTGCTAATGATGATTCATTGCCTTTGTAAAATCTTGATCTTGATTGGTATGGGAACAATGCTATTTTTCTTAAACCTATTGTATAATTATAATCATCTTTTAATATTTGATTACCTTTTACATAAGGTGTACCCATTGAGCCACTAACATATAAAGTCGAGTAATCAAAAAAACCACCAAACACCAAGCTACTAAACGTAACCACATACCCAATATAATTTTTATATCTTCCATAAAGCATTACTTTTTTCTCCTTCTTTTAGAAGCATAAGTTTTAGTTTTTAATGCTCTTTTTCTTTTTGGTTTTTTCAAACCTGTTTTAGTTTTACCGTAAGCCATTAAAACCTCCCTTTAGAACTTTTTTCTACTTTAGTTAATCTTTTCTCAAAACTATCTAGCTTTGCTGCTAAATCATCTAGCTTATCTTTGCAATCATCTATACCTGATAAATCAACTTCAGGTATGTCAATCTTTTTGTTTTTAAGTTTGTTTAGTTCTTCTTTTATGTAGGTTAAATCACTAGCTAATGGTGATAGTGTAGTATTTAGATTTTTTAACTCTTTAAATGTTTCATCATACTCATCTAATTTGTAAGATATAATCTTTAAATCACCCATAGATTTAATATTATTAATTTCTTTTGTGTTATCTTCTACTGCATTTGTTAGTGTAAAATAAACACCTACTGCTGATACTAATACCACTCCAATAGTAACAAGAAATTTTAAGTCCATTTGAAATGATGTATCTTCACCTATTTTGTGAGCCATTGGTTCTTCCTTTTCTATTGTTTTACTCATCTGTTGGTCATTTAATGCTTCTGCTACTTCTTCTACTGTTATATGACCTTCTTCTATTAAAATCTTTCCTAAATGCACAGGTCTATCATAGTTAATTGCTTGTTCAGCTTGTTTATGTAAAGCCTGTTTTAATTGTTTCTTATTTATATAACCTTTAAGTAATAATAAATCTCCTATCTTCATACTACTACCTTAAATATTGTTGTTCCCTTGTTAATCTTGTCGTGGCTTTTTGCATTATATGATTCTAATGATTTTTCTATATCATACATATCATCAGAATAGTTTTGTAAATCAACTTTAATACCATCTCTGTTACCATTTTCATAAAATATATAGCAGTTTTGTGATGCTCTGCCTGATAAACCTAAACCTTTTTCACTATATTCATTGCTTCCACACATAGAACTTGACCTACTAAACCTATCTGAAACTCTTGCAGAATGTATATGCCCAAAGACAATATAGTCTATTTTTATTCCTCTTGCACTATATCTGCCCATAATCTGCGTTACACTTGTGTCTAAACCTTTTTTAATACTACCGTTTCCGTGTAACATTAATAAATTTTGTCCTGCTACTTCAACAACCAATTCAGTTGGGTCGCCATCAATAAAATTTACATCAGAATCTTTAAATAAATATTCAAGTGTTTTAAATATTGTAAAATCATAATTATCAGAAGCTAAAGTTTTACTCCAACCCCAATCTTTTTTTACTCTACTCTCATTACCTGTTACCATAGCCACAGAAACGTTAAAATTGCTGTTTAAATCCATTATTACTTGTTGGAGTATATCAACTGCTAAGAACGTAGCTTTTGCTCTATTTGTAGCCATATTTAGAAGTTCATCTAATCTTCTATCTGAATTAAGTAAATCCCCAGTCATAGCTACCAATATATTAGTAACACCAAATGCTTTAAAATATTTAGTAGCTTTTTTTACAAAGTGCTTACATCTTTTAGAAGCTATTTCAAAATCATACTGGTTTACTTCTAAATCAATAAGTTCGTTAAAATGAATGTCTGAAAGCTGTAAAACTCCACCACAGCCAGTTTCTTCACTATGTTTTTGTGTATATGTTGATAACTTATATTTGTCAAAAAGCCTTGTTAATTGTTTTGTGTATTCAGAAACTGCATTTTCTACTCTTGCATATTCCCTGAATGATTTGTTTTGGATTCTATTTCTGTCTTGTGCTGATTGCTTTTGTTTAGCTAGTCTTACATTTTCTTGTATCAATTCAAGATTTTCAATAACATAAACAGACTTATGTCCACATACATTACATTCATATCTTTGTCTGCCTTTTTCAAACCCACATTTAATTAGATTTGGTGCAAAGCAATGTTTACAAAACATATATTATTCCACTTTAGCTAATCTATCACTTAATTCTTTTGCACGTCTTGGTGTATCATTTCTAGCCCATTTACTATCTAGCATTTCTACTGAAGCCATCTGATAGTCTTTATTTGCTATATATTTGATTGTTTTGCGAAACTTTGAAAAGCCTGATACCCCCAGTTGGTATGAAACGTTCATTACTATATCTTTTACTTCTTGAGGTGCAGATAAAAACCAACTATACCTTGTAGATAATGTGTATTTAAGGTTTTCTAAATCTTCTTCTAACCATTCAGTAGCTTGTTCTTCTGTTACTTGTAGATATTTAATTCTTTTACCATATCCAATAGTATCATAACCTGCTGTACATTTATACACAACGGAACTAAATCCTTCGTGTTTTTTAATGTCATCTATTAAAGCCACTTATTGTACTTCTATACCAAATACAAATGTAAGATCACCATCTGCAAAAGTTTCTGCACCACCTATTGAAGCAAAGAAATATACAGATGTTGAATCATCTTTAGCTTGTAACATTAATGGTAATGATGAATCATTTTCAGCTATTTTAGCATTAAATAAACAAGTGCTTCCCATATCTGCCCAATTATCCGATGGGCAATGTATGTAGCCTAACTGTTTTGCGTGTACTGTATTACCTGCTGAAACGTCCATTGCAGCATTAGCAGTACCCATACCTCTTGCTGCTTGTTGAAAATATAATGTCATTGGTGTTACATCACCTTGTTTGTTTGTAATAGCAACACTAACTAATTTAGAACAACCACCATTACCTAATACTGCATCAGGTATTTCAGTTGTATCAAATAGTATATCACCATCTGCATAAGCACT